AAATCGTCAGGTTGGAAGATTGTAGGAGTAACGATCAACGGTACATATGGAGCGTAAACGAAACCAGTCTCTAGGTAAGAACCACCTTTATAACCAACAAGGATCTTGTTGCGTGGGAAGTATGGGTCTTTGTAAACTGTGAAGCGATTGCTTAGTGTACCAACCTTCTCTGCACCCATTGTAAATGGAGCACCAACTTGTCCGTCACCGTCAAGGCTATAGCTTGGGCGGTAAAGTACAGATGCTTCAAGAATTGTTGCAACGTCAGGAGAAACTACGATAAAGTTCGCAGAACCACGTAGAGTCTTACGGTGAATCTCATTTGCTACGTCAATAACTGTCTCAGTTAAAGTCTCATACCATTCACGAACTGTACCAGTAAATGCTGGTCCAGGGTTAAGAGTACTTGAACGTGCAATCTCAGCACCAGTACGCTTGTTAACAAATTTACCAGGTGAACGACTCCAGAAGAAGTTAGCACCTTGTGCACCAGTTAGAAGATCACCAAGAATCTCACGGTCAATTTCAAGAGCGATTTGCTCAGAAAGAATCTGAGTAAGCTCAACCTCAGCGTCCATTGAGTGATAAGCGTTAAGGTCTTGAGCAAGCTCAGGACTCCAACGTGCTCTCAACTTACGAGATTGTGCTGTTACAGGAATTGACTCGATCTTAATGTCAATCTCTGGAATAACTGGAGTAGATTGTAAATCGATATCAACACCATCATCAATCTCGCGACCAGTATTCATATCAGACTCAAATGAAGGAACGCCAGAAGCTTCTCCACCTTCGAATCCAACTGTATCAGCTTTTACAAATTCAACTGTACCTAAAGGAGCTGAGTGGAAATCTGCTGCGCTCCAAGTAGAAGTTGTATTAACAGCAACAACCATGAGAATAGCGTGATCGCCATCATCTTCAACAGAAGCAACAGGAGCAAGTTCCAGTGCTGAAATATTCTCAGCAGTAACTGCAGATGCACGATCAGTTACATTAGCAACTTTTACAAGTTGATTAAGTCTTCTAATGTTTTGTGATACATCTCCTGGCTGTAATGATGCAGGAACATTTGTAAGACCTTGAATTGTGCCTTTTAGACTCATGTTCTTAATAAGAGAGAGCTCAGGAGACTTGTCTTTAAATGCAGCTGCAGTTGCACCTGAAAGTGGTACTAACAAAAAGCTTAATGCTTGATCTGATTCAAGAGCCTTGGTGTCAAATTGCATAAGCTTAGCACTAAAACCGCTCTTAGCAGCTGCTTTAGGCGCAGCTCCATTAACTGCAACAGTAACAGTTTCGTCTGCATCTACAGAGAAAGCACGTGTTGCAGCATTACCGTCTGCTGCAGCAAATGAAATTGCAGCAGTTGAGTCATAAACTTTAGAGTAACCACTACCAGCAAGATCGTATTGACCACCCTCAGCAAGAGCACCACCTTGGATTGCCTTGCCAGCAGGGCCACCGTAAATTGAAGAACCGCTTGTATAAGGTCCTTGATCGCTTCCGTATGTATAGTCTAAGTAGAATAGAAGACCGCTTGGAAGGCTCATAGGTTGAATTGAAACGAGTTCGTTAGCAATAAGACCACCGAATACACGGCGAACGATTGGGAAAGCAATGTTAGTGAAACCACCAACTTCGCCGCTACCCATTGTGTTGCTCTCGCGAAGAACTTGTGCAGCTTGGTTCTCAAGAAGAGTAGCCATGTTCTCACGATTGATTTCGTCCATGCCTCTTAGGAGACCTGTGCGAGACCATTTCTCAACGAGGCGCTTATTTTGTTGGCCTACGTGGCGGTCTCTAATACCTTCTGTTAATGTTTTTAGAGTAAAACTCATAGTTATTATCCTTTATAAAATTAAATTAAAACTGTGTAAACTACTTACTTTTTAATACCTGCAAGAGTTGCCCAACGATCAAGTGCTACAGATTCGTTAAGTGGTTTAGCTTGTCCACTGCTAACTGGTCTTGAAGAAGAACTCATTGGTCTTCTTACAGCACCTTCTGAAAGGTTGCTTTTACGAGTATTAGTTGGTCGTACTAAAGACTTAGAGAGGCTTTCGAATAGGATCTTAGCTTCACCAAGTGTTTTAGCTTCATCAAGTGATTCAACAATGTTGCGTTGTTGCTTAATTGTTAGATCACGGTTTTGCATAAGCTTGTTAGCATAAAGAAGTTTCGCGTTAAATAGATTCATCTCTGTAAGTTGAGTCTTCATTCCACGAAGAGCCTTTTTATATTGAGAAAGCTTACTTTCTAGCATGCGATTCATGCGCACAACTTTTGCAGCTTTAATTTTCATCTCATGTAGTTTGTTTAGTTCAACACCATCAACAAACATTTCGCCTTCGAGTGAACCACCTCCGAAGTGTGCAGCCATATCTTTAGCTTCACCCTCACGAAGTCTCTTCATTCTACCAATTTCTTTTCTTAACATATTTTCATCAATCTCTAGGAAGACGTCATTACCTCTTGAATAAGACTCGTCATAACGACCTGCAGAAAGATTATCTTCTTCCATACTTTCAGCATGATCGTCTGCTTCGCAGGCGTCACCTTCGCTATGATCAGCTTCATGACTATCCATTTCCCAAAGACCTTCTTCAATATCTTCTTCAGGTTCTTCTTCAGGTTCGCCTTCTAAAAGACCAGCCATTTGTGCTAACTCTTCTACAGTAGTCTCAGCTGAAACTGAAGCTGACATTTCATCTTTTTCATCAGACATATCGCCTGACTCGTCTGACATATCAGAATCATCATCAGACATATCAGAATCAAATGGATTATCTTCAACTTCTTCGTCTTCTTCGAAAAGATTCATTTCTAATAAATCTTCTAGATTCTCATTTAGGTATCTGTTATTATTTGAACGTCTTCTAGACATATTGTTTAACTCCTTAATTACTTTAAAAAATTC